CCTCAGATATGCAAAACAATTTTTCCTTGGATGCCATATGAATATTGTTTTGGCTTTTATTTAAAACAGTTTGAGGAATTTGTTCATTTGATTCCAGTTGATTATTTTGAAAACGTTGTTGATCAAGATTGTTTAAATTTTAGATACGATGATATAAATTTTATTGCAAATCAATACGCTCTCATACTAAAAAGAAAAAATGGTATTATTCAGCCATTTTTTTACAATTTTTCTAAATCTTTAGTTTTGAACGTTAAGATTTATTTAAATTCTAAATTAGATAATTCTTTTTTAACTCAAAAAGATGTTTGGCTAACTGGAAGTTCACTGGCGATTAACGATATAGTTAAATTCGAAATAACCGATCAAAATGGGCGAATGATATGTAAAGAAGTCAAATATTGTTCGGACGATGACATTCTAGCTATAGAAAATTAAAGTACTTTTGAGACTTTTGGTGTAACTTTTAATATAAGAAAATGGCTCGTCAATATAACAAAAAGTCTGATTATTGGACAAGGTTTAATAAAATTCAGCCAGTTCAAGTTTCGCAAGCCTCTTATGAGCCAAAACTTATGGGTGAGCCTTTTTACAAAGAGGTTTCAAATGCTTCTGTTAGGTCAACGCAAACAGATTCGCCTACAAAAACAAGAATTCCCAGAAACGGAACAGATATTCATGTCGGTCGCTATTCTTTACTGAGCCAAGGCATTCTGCCATATGAATATACAAAAGACGGAGTAGATATAAGAGACGCAATTATGCTTTGCCAAAAAGCTTATGCTAATGTCGCGATAGTTAGAAATACTATAGATATAGCTACTGAGTTTGCTAATACGGATGTTTATCTTGAAGGTGGGACTGAAAGAAGTAGAGAATTTTTTCAAAAATGGTTTGATAAAATCAAACTTTGGAAATTAAAAGATCAGTATTTTCGCGAGTATTATCGCAGTGGAAATATTTTTCTTTATCGAATTGACGGTAAGTTTAATGCAGAAGATTTTAAGCTACTTTCTGGTTTGAGCGAAAATGGAATTAAGAATAATAAAGTCCCTCTTCGTTATATTTTAATTAATCCATATGATATTGTTGCTAAAATATCTAGCTCATTTGCAGAGGCCGTTTACGAAAAAATTCTTTCTGAATACGAGCTTGAGCGTTTAAAAAATCCTAAAGATGATGCGGATGTTGAGCTTCTTAATGGATTTGATCCAGAAATTCAAAAACAAATTAAAGGTAAGCAATATTTTAGAGATGGTTTGAAAATGAAACTTGATCCAAAGTATTTGCTTTATTCTTTTTACAAAAAACAAGATTACGAGCCATTTGCAGTTCCTTTTGCTTATCCTGTTCTTGAAGATATTAACGCAAAGATTGAACTAAAACGCATTGATCAAGCAATTGCCCGCACTGTAGAGAATGTAATTCTTTTGATTACGATGGGAGCGGAGCCAGATAAAGGCGGTATTAATCCCGCGAATATGACTGCCATGCAAAACTTATTTATGAATGAAAGCGTCGGTCGCGTTCTTGTTTCAGATTATACAACTAGAGCGGACTTTGTTATCCCTGATTTGAAAAAAGTTGTAGGTAGAGAAAAATACGAAATTCTAAACGAAGATATTAAAGAAGGTTTGATGAACGTTATGCTCGGAAACGAAAAGTATAATGGTCAAAGTGCGAAAATTAGCTTTTTCATGGAGCGTTTAAAAGAAGTTAGAAATGCATTTCTTAACGATGTTCTTCAGCCAGAAATTATTCGCATATCAAAAGATTTAGGCTTTCGTTCTTGGCCAACTGCCAAATTTACTGAAATTGATTTGAAGGATGAAACTCAATACATGAGAACAATCAGTCGTTTAATGGAGATTGGTGTTCTTACTCCAGAACAAGGTATCGAATCAATTAATAACGGCAAACTTCCAGACCCAACTGACCTCGCGCCCGCGCAGCAAAAGTTCGTCTCGGATAGAGAAAAAGGATATTACAATCCAATTGTTGGTGGAGTTCCAATGATTCAATCAGAATCTTCTGATCCTACAGCGGCTGCTCCAACTGCTGCTCCGACACAATCTGGAGCAGGAAGACCTTTAGGGGCTACAGCATCAAGAAAAGATATTCAAACAACAATTTACGAGATAGATGCTTTTATGAAAGCAGCAGAGGATTTCGCTGCTAAAAAATTTGCCGTAGCTTCTTTAAGCGAAGAGCAAAAATCAAATATAGTAAATTTATGCAAGAAGGTTATTGCATCAAGTTCAAGACAAGATTGGGTAACAAATGTTCAAAAGTGCATGGCTAATCTTGATGAAATTGAAAGATTGCAACCAATGAAATCTGTTCTTGATACAGCTGACGAATTTTTACTCGATGAATATTCTGCGGCCATTTTGCATCATTCTGCTGTAAAATAAAATATGGCATTCAAGTATAGCACGATTTTGGACAATGTTGCTGTCGCTTGTTATGGTATTTCGGACGAACGTTTTAAAATCTCCAAAGCTTCTTTGGATGAATTAAAAAAACTTTCTCCAAAAATAGATTTTGAAGATAATCCTGATCTTCTCGGGGTTTCTTTTAATCTCGCCGTTCCAAACATGATCAATAACAACGGCGATGGTATTTCTGGCGCTACTGCATCAAAGATTGCAAAGCGTTTCATGAATAAGTATCTTAATATTGAACACAACAAAGAACGTGTAATCGGACACATTACAAATTATTCTTTCAATAGAATTGGAGATAATAAATTTTTAACAGAAGAGGAAGTTGGTAAAACTCTTGATCCTGTTTATCTATCAGTTGCCGGTGTTATTTATAAAACTGTTGACAAAAAATTTACATCGTTAATGCTAAGAAATTCTGATCCAAAAGATTCTTTTTACAATTCTATTTCTGCGAGTTGGGAAATTGGTTTTAGTAATTATTATTTAGCAGTTGGAAGTCAGTCTTTAAAAGAGGCTGATATTATCACAGATCCAAAACAAATTCAAGAATTTTCTCAATTTTTAAAAGCAAAAGGTGGAGCCGGTAAATTAAAAGATGGAACTCCGGTTTACAGATTAATAGTTGGAGAGATTTATCCTTTAGGCGGGGGTTTCACAACTAATCCAGCCGCGCAAGTCAATGGTGTTGTAGCATTTGAAGATGCTCCGTCATTTTCTGTTCAAGAGGACGAAAAGAAAAATGAAGAGGTTGAAGCTAATGAAAATTGCATCGAAGAAGTCAGTGCATTTTTAACGAATAAAAAATCAAATTCCATTTTACAGATAAAAAATGTAAAAACAATAAACCATATGGACTTAGAAAAACTTATCACAGAGTTAAAGTCTGCTCTTCTTGAAAAGAAATTTGGCGAAGAGGCTGTCGCTTCAATGACCAGCCATTTCGCTGAAGCTATCAAACAGAAGGACGCAGAGTATCGCGACTCCATTGCAGCTGAGAAGGCCGCTAAAGACAAAGCCGAGAAGCTTTACAATGAGACAGTCGCTTCAGTAGAATCAATGAAGGCAGAACTTGCCAAAACACAAGAAGAGCTTAATAAAATTAAAGAAGCCCAAGCGCAAGAAGAGGCTGTAGCTCGTCTTAATGCCCGTGTTGGTGAACTCGACGCCGCTTATGAACTCAACGATGACGACCGTAAACTTATCATTGGCGAAGTTCAAGCTCTTGAGGCGACAGAAGAGGCTTTTGCTTCTTACAAAGAGAAGTTCGCTACCGTATGGAAGCACAAGAATAAAGAGTTTATCAAAGCCCAAGCCGCCGAGATTGAAAAGAAAATCTCTGAGCAAGTTGAGGCTCGTCTTAAAGAAGTCAGCAAAGCTTCTGCCACTGCCGAAGTAAAGGTAGAGGAAGAGAAAAAGGCTGATGTCGCTGCCGCATTAGATAATGCTACAGCCACCAATAAGGCCCCCGATAGCAAAATCGCTGTCGAGCAGTCTTTCCGTGAGAAGTTCGCAAAAGCTTTCTCTCGCGAAAATATTAGCGTAAGCTATTCTAAATAATAAAAATTAACTGTAACAAACAATTAAAGGACAACTAATATGGCAAATCGTCTCCTACCATTCCGTCAATACGACGACAATGATGTGGTAAATATGTACGCTCTCGTTGACGCAGCTGTCAACGAAAACGTAACCGGCGTTGGAACTGGTGACGCAGGAGTCTTCGTTAAAGTTTCCGCTGGCAACTTTGACCTTGACCCTGTTTCATACGCTTCCGACTCTTATCTCGGCAAGACCGACTTCCCTCATGTCGGTGTTAATCAATACCCCAAGGTAAATCTTAAAGTTACTCCAGCCGCCTCTGGCGACTTGACTAACTGCCTTGGACTCACACTCCGTCAAACTGCAAAGTTTGACGAGAACGGTGAAAAACTTCTCTATTATCGCCAGAAGGCTGAAGAGCTTATGTGCGTACTGCCCGGCCAAGCCGTTCCAGTCGCTACTCGCGGTATCTTCACCCTCTCTGCTAATGCGATTGACGGAACTCTTACTGTCGGTTCGGGCTTCAAGCTTTCCGAAAACGGCGGCAAGATCACTGGCTGCGCCCACACTGATGACGGTAAACTCGGCATCGTTCTCGGCACAGGTTCACGCACCTCGCTCACAAGCGTTACTGACGCTTATGCAGGTAACTTCGCAGTAATCGGTCTGCGCATGTAATAAGAAAGGAAACTACTTAAATGAAAATCACATTAAAGCGCACCCCAGAACAGATTGAGCTTATCAAAGCAATGGCTAGTCGCAATCGCACTGTTGCTTATGATGCTCAAGTCGCACTCGCTGAGTTCATCGGACCCGTTCTTGCAGAGGTTATTAACAATGCTCCTACACTGAGCAATTTGTTCACCAGCCTCTCATACAACGCTGATGATAATCCCAGCATTCCTCTCGACCTGTACTACGACGTAACTGACGAGGACTACATCACTGTATACTCACAGTCCGTAGCTGGTGGTCTTCCCACCAATCAGGTTCTCCCCACAGTCTCCGAGATGAAGCTGACCACCTACACACTGGACAGCGCCCTCTCCTTCGACCGTCGTTATGCTGCAAAGCATCGCATGGACGTTGTAGCTAAGACATTCACCCGTATGGCACAGGAAATCCTGCTCAAGCAGGAGCGTACTTCTGCCACATTGGCCATGACTGCTCTCGCTAACGCAGAGACAAACAGCAAGAAACACGTTCAGCGCGCTAACGTTGCTGGCCGTTTCCTTCTCGCTGACCTTAACGAACTCCTCACTCTGGCAAAGCGCATCAACACATCATGGGCCAAGGGAACACCTGCCTCTGGTTCACGCGCTGGCCTGACTGACCTTCTGGTTTCCCCAGAGGTCACCGAGCAGATTCGTGCTATGGCTTATAACCCAATTAATACCAAAGGCTCTCCCTCCGTAGCTGGCACCGCCGGTAACGGAAGCGAGAACGGTATCGCCGCTACTGATGAAATGCGCACAGCTATCTACAATAGCGCTGGTATCCCCAGCTTCTACGGTGTTAATATCCTTGAGTTCAATGAACTCGGTATTGGTCAGAAGTTCAACACCATCTTCGACACAGCTGCTGCGTCAACAAACTATACAACAGCTGCTGGAAGTGGCTCCGCTCAGTTCAACGGTTCTACAACAGAAATTCTTGTTGGTATCGACCGCAGCCGTGACTCACTGCTCCGCGTCGTAGCAACAGATCCAGATTCGAACTCTGAGTTCAATCTGGTTGCTGATGACCAATACAGCATCCGTCAGAACAAGATCGGTTACTTCGGCTCCCTTGAGGAAGGCCGTGTAGTTCTCGACGTTCGCGCCCTCGTAGGCAAGATCGTCTAAGGTTAAAACCTTCTAAAGAACCCGCCTCGAAAGAGGCGGGTTTTTTATTTCATTTATAAAATAGAAAAGTGTAAATGTTACGATAGTATTTACTATGGAAATCTCAACTGGACAATCTACTGAAGTTGGCAAAGCGAGCTTATTAGAAGAGCTTAATACTATCAATGATAAAAATTCGCCAGAATATCGATCAAAAGTCAAAGAATTAGAAATTATCTTAGGTATTAAAGAAGTTAATGTTTTTGGCACAGCTAATCGTAAAATTTTTGAAGAAAATCTCGACGCTATGACCCAGTTACAACTTCAAGATTTTGCCCGTAAACTTAAAGTAGATACATCAGGTAGCATGGCGGCTATCAAAACCCGTCTTTTGCGTCAATTTGATACTCAGAACGTACAATCTAGAGGTTACTTTTCTCCCCAACCGCAGACTAAAGAACTGTTCACAAAAGAACAAAAAGAAAAAATGATGAAAGTTTTAAATGGCTAACATCGGACAAATAGCTAGTGGTATATTCTTTTATGAGTTTGATGCGGATACGTCTCAAACTAATATAAGCGTCATATCTGGTTGGCTACAGGCCAATATAGGAGAATTAAATAATTTAATTTATACTTCTCATAGCGGCACTGGAATTGATTTAAGTACAGAAGAAATTGATATTTTTAAGCATCTCTATCTTTCTCATTTTTATAAAAAGAAGTCTAGAAATGCGATAAAAACAATTGGAAGCACATCTCCATCAGGAAATATCGTTTCAGTTTCAGACGAAGATTCTTCTGTCACATTTATAAATAGCAACGAAGTTAGCAAACAATTTAGAGCTTTATCTAAAGATCATTTAGAAGAGATGAATAAATTAGTTTATGCATATAATTTTTATAAAGCTGCTCCAACTCAAGTTGTAGCTAAAACAATGGTTAGTGATGTTTTAACTCTTACTGGAACAGGCGCATAAGAAATAGATAATAATTATTTTTTTACTTTATCTTTAAGGCATAGTTTTGTGTAAATTTAAAAGGGAAAAGGCGCAACTATGTCCGCAGCAACTTATAATATTTCTATAGAAAGGAACGCCACTTTTGATGTTAGTTTGGCGTTAAAAGACGGCAATGGAACAGCTATTGATGTTACCAATGCGACTATAGACGCTGAGATAAAACAAGATTATTACTTCCCTGCTATTGTTTCATTTACGGTAACTAAAATTACCCCAGCCTCTGGAATTATCAAACTTTCTTTAACGGCGAATCAAACTGCTAATTTGCACGTTGGTACGTTGAAGTATGACGTTTTTGCGCAGTATTCAAATGGAGTTATACAAAAAATTTTAAAGGGTACTGTCTCAGTAGAAGAAAACATTACAACTCTATAACACCATGTCTGAAATTGTAGTGGTAGAAGTTAGCAGTCAAACAGGAGTTATAGAAGTAGTAGAAACTGATTTCCTGCTTCATAATTCTTCTATTGACTTACAAGGTGGAGCAAGTGGACAATATTATCACTTAACAAGTGGACAGTATGCTAATATTAGTGGACTTATTGAAAATAATTTTGATCCGAGTAACGATGTTTATTTCGAAAAAAATGTACATGTAAGTGGAACAGTTTTACAAGGAACTGGATACAATAATTATTTAACTGGATTAAGAGTAATTTCTGATGGAAATTTTTCAACGAATGGTGACGCTCAATTTTCAGAGTATATCTTAAAAAGAGAAACTACAGATGCTTCAACATACGAATTGCAGTTTACAAATACATCAAAAAAACTTTCATTACCAGACAATACTTCTTGGTACTTTAAGTTAAGGGTGATAGCAAAAGATACTTCAAATAATACAGCAATATTTAATATTGATGGTGCAATTAAAAAAGGCGCTAGTGCAGGTTTTACGCAAATCGTTGGTAAATGCACTGTTTTAAATATTGTAGACGAAATAGGCACTGGAGGCGTTTCAGTTTCAGCAAACACTTCATATGGATATCTACAGGTAGATGTCGTAGGAAAAGCCGCAACAACAATTCATTGGGTTGGCTATCTAAATTTAGTAGAGGTAAAATAGAAAATCGTGTAAATTATTATAACGGGAGAATTTAAAAATGGCAATATATTATACAGGAGTAACCAACGGTAACCAGATCGATTTCAGAACTGGTGACGCTTCAACAGTAGCAGCTGACGTAAAGCAGCACTTTATAGAACAGAGCGTAACTGGTAATACAACAGGTACTACTCCAAGCAATAAAGCCGTTTTTGATTTTGGTACTGGATTATCAGGGTATTTGTATACAAATGCCGGTGGCCTTTATCAGTTGTCAGCTTTATCAACTGGGACTGATATTGCAGCTATCAATTTAACAGGCAGAGTTAGTGGACTTTCTTTCGTAGATAGCGTCACAATTTCTGGTGGAGAAGGATTAGATCTTTCTGTTTCAAGTGATGCGATTGTTTTATCTCATACAGATACTTCTAGCGTAGCTGATCTTTCCGTTAATGCTGCTGCTGGATCTGCAATTACTGGAATTAGTTTTACCTATGATACTTTTGGCCACGTTTTAAGTGCAACTGGTACAACAGCTGTTATTGTTCGCGATCAAATTCAAAGCGGAGTAACAACTACTGCTCCTAGTGAAGCTGCTGTTCACAATCTCTCTGGAATGCTGAGACCTCTCATTAATCAAGCTCTTGAGAGAGATCTACAAAGCGTAACAAATAGCGGAAGCGGAACAACAAATGGAATCATAATCGGAAAAGATCTTATTGTAAGTGGTGATGTTACTTTAGGTAGTGATTCTTCTGATACAGTTACTATAAATGCTGGTCCGGTTGTTTTAGTAAATGCAGTTACTGGTTCTGATGGTCTTGTGTTTGGTCCAAATGATACTGGAAAAGTTTCTCTCTATAAATCAGACGCAAATGTTTTAAGACTTGATGGTGGATTGGTAATTACAGGTAATCTTACAGTTCAAGGTACAACAACAACAATTGAAAGCAACATTGTTTCTGTCGGAGATAGCATTGTTCTCCTCAATGGAGATTTTACTGGATCTGCTCCAAGTGAAAACGCAGGTATTGAAGTTGAGCGTGGAACTCAAACCAACACATTATTGATTTGGAATGAGGGGACAGATCGTTGGACATTCACCAACGATGGTTCAACTTATTATAACATACCAGTTACATCGGAATTAACTTTGGATGCGACCACGACAAATGGAGCGTCAACATCAAATGATATTGTAGTTGGTGGAATTACGGTTTCTGGAGCCGCTCAAGCAAAGTCTGATCATTTTGTGGTCTATTGCAATACTTCAAATTCTACAACAACCGAGATGTTCTTAAACGGAACAAATGGTAGAATAACTTTGGCCAGCAACAGTGCTGTTGCATTTAAAGGAAATATTACAGCTTTTGATTCAGCTAATGCGAAAGCGGCTTCTTGGTCTTATAACTGTCTCGTCGCTAATAAAGCAGGAAACACTGCTTTAGTTGGCGCGGCTCACGTTATAAAATTAGGCGACGATTCAAATGGTGTTTGGGAAGTTTTTGTTGATGGAGACAACACCAATGATTCGTTAAAATTGCAGGTTAAAGGAGAAAATGCAGCGAATATTAAGTGGACAGCGAGTGTAATAAGCTCAGTTGTTTCTTAATATTTAGCAAATTAAAATTAACATAAAAGGAATATGGGCAAGTACTATTTAGGCACAGGCACTTCTCAGATTAACTTCCAAGTAGTTGATGCTACTGGGGTTATAAATGATCTTAATTTAAGTGGCTTGTACTTAAGTACAACTGGCAAAGCAGCCGATTCTGATAAATTAGACGGTTTTGATGGCTCGTATTATTTAAACGCTAATAATATTACTGGCGCTTTTACTGGAATTGTTACGGGAAACAGTGGAGTTTTTAATTCAATAACTTTTAATACTGGATTAGGGCTTGTTTCTAATCCCGCCCAGCTTTTATGGAATGATGATCAAGCTTCTTTAGAATTAGGTTTACTTGGGGGAGCCACAACTAATTTAGGGCAAGATTTAGTAGCTTATGTCAGAAATGCTGAAACGGGAGTAATTTCTAAAGGCGAAGTTGTTTACTTGTTTGGTGCGCAAGGCGATAAGGCCACAGTAAAATTAGCTTCAAATCTTTCTGACGCAACTTCGTCAAAAACTCTTGGTGTTGTAATTGAAAATATCGCTGCTGGACAACTTGGTTATGTAAAAAGCGTTGGCGTTGTAGACGGATTAAGTCTTGCAGCTTATAATGATGGCGATATTCTTTGGCTAGGAACAACACCTGGTTCACTAACTGTAACAAAACCGCAAGCGCCATATCATATGGTGTTCATTGGTGTTGTTGAAAAAGCTAACAATGGAAATGGCCAACTCTATGTAAGAGTTCAAAACGGTTATGAGCTAGAAGAGCTTCATGACGTTAAGATAATTGCACCAACTGATAATTCAATTCTCGCTTATCATACTGGATCTGGAGTTTGGCACAATACTGACCTTCTTGAATTAAACGGAACTGGTCAGCATTACGTTTCTGGTTCTTTTAATGTTGGGGCAACATTATCCGCAGAAGCTATCGTAAGAAACGTTTCAATAGAAACAACAAATTATCAAATTACAACTGACGATGATGTTGTTGTTATAAATTCTTCATCTTCGTCAACAGTTACTCTTATCGCTGCTTCTTCTAATGCTGGTAGACAATTTGTAATTAAAAACAAAGGCAGTGGACAAGTTATAATTGATGGAACTTCTCTTGGTCAGATTGATGGATTAAATAATTATTATTTACCACAATATACTTCTGTTACTTTAGCTAGCGATGGAACCACTTGGAATATCGTTGCTTTAAGCGGTTTGAATGGTACTTCTGGAATTAGTGGAACAAGTGGTACTTCTGGATTAAGCGGGTCTTCTGGGACAAATGGAACTTCTGGAACGAGTGGGACGAATGGTACAAGCGGTACAAGTGGCTCTAATGGCACAAGTGGTACAAATGCAGTTAGCGGTATAAGTGGTACAAGCGGTACAAGTGGCACAAGCGGCTCTAACGGTACAAGTGGAACAAGTGCTGTAAGCGGTATAAATGGCACAAGCGGTACAAGCGGTACAAGTGGTGCAAGCGGCTCTAATGGCACAAGCGGTACAAATGCAATTAGTGGCACAACAGGAACAAGTGGTACAAGCGGCGCAAGTGGTTCTAATGGTACAAGTGGTACAAATGGAATTAGCGGTACAACTGGAACAAGTGGTACTAGTGGTGTAAGTGGCTCTAATGGTACAGGTGGAACAGCTGGTACAACTGGCACAAGTGGAACTAGTGGTATAAGTGGAATTAATGGTACAAGTGGTACAAGTGGCAATTCTAGCGGAACAACTGGTGCAAGTGGTACTAGTGGAATAAGTGGCTCCAATGGAACAAGCGGAACTGGAGGCGCAAGCGGTACAAGCGGAGCTAGTTCCACAAGTGGAATAAGTGGCTCTAATGGAACAAGCGGTACTAGTGGAGCTTCTAGTGGCACAACCGGAACAAGCGGTACAAGTGGCGCTAGTGGTTCTAATGGTACAAGCGGTACAAATGCAATTAGTGGTACAACCGGAACAAGTGGCACAAGTGGCGCAAGCGGCTCTAATGGTACAAGCGGTACAAGTGCAATTAGTGGAACAGCTGGTACAGTTGGTACAAGTGGAACAAGTGGCGCAAGCGGTTCAAATGGAACTTCTGGCACAAGTGGAAATTCTAGCGGAACAACTGGAACAAGCGGTACAAGTGGTGCAAGCGGTTCAAATGGAACTAGCGGCACAAGCGGCGCATCTAGCGGCACAACTGGTGCGAGCGGCACAAGTGGCGTAAGCGGCACAACTGGAACAAGTGGCACAAGTGGAGGAAGTGGTTCTAATGGTACAAATGGCACTAATGCAGTTAGTGGTACTAGTGGTACTGGTGGAACTAGTGGAACAAGTGGCGCTAGTGGTTCTAATGGCACAAGCGGTACAAGTGGAAATTCTAGCGGTACAACCGGCACAAGTGGCACTAGCGGTGTAAGCGGCGCTAATGGCACTAGCGGTACAAGCGGAGCATCTAGCGGAACAACTGGTGCGAGCGGTACTAGCGGTTTAAGTGGCACAAGCGGTGCAAGTGGCTCTAATGGTACAAGCGGCACAAATGGCATCAGCGGTACAACTGGAACAAGTGGCACAAGTGGCGCAAGCGGCTCTAATGGTACAAGCGGTACAAACGCAATTAGTGGTACAACTGGAACAAGCGGTACAAGTGGTGCAAGCGGTTCAAATGGAACTAGCGGCACAAGCGGCGCATCTAGCGGAACAACTGGTGTGAGCGGCACAAGCGGTGTGAGCGGTACAAGCGGGGCAAGCGGCTCTAACGGAACTGCTGGTACAAGCGGCGCAACAAGCGGTACATCAGGCATAAGCCGCACTAGTGGTTCAAGTGGTACAAATGGTGTTAGCGGAACAAGTGGCATTTCTGACGGCACATCAGGTACAAGCCGCACCAGTGGAACAAGCGGCACAAATGGTACTAGCGGAGTTAATGGAGCCACTGATGGTACAAGCGGTACAAGTCGTACAAGTGGTGCAAGTGGTTCAAATGGATCTAGTGGTACAAGCGGCGCATCTAGCGGTACAACTGGTGCGAGCGGCACAAGTGGTGTGAGTGGAACAAGTGGCGCAAGCGGTTCAAATGGAACTGCTGGTACAAGTGGAAATTCTAGCGGTACAACTGGTACAAGTGGAACTAGTGGTATAAGTGGCGTTAATGGCACAAGTGGAACTAGCGGTGCATCTAGCGGTACAACTGGTGTAAGTGGCACAAGCGGTGTAAGTGGCGTTAATGGCACAAGTGGAACTAGCGGCGCATCTAGCGGTACAACTGGTGTAAGTGGCACAAGCGGTGTAAGTGGAACAACTGGAACAAGTGGCACAAGTGGCGCTGGCGGTGGCACAAGTGGTTTAAGCTTAGGCGCGAGTGGTACAAGTGGTACAAGTGGTACAAGTGGAACTAGCGGCGTAAGCGGTATTAATGGTACAAGCGGTACAAGCGGTGCATCCAGCGGCACAAGCGGAACAAGCCGTACAAGCGGCGATAGCGGTTCTAATGGTTCTAGCGGTACAAGCGGCGCAACAAGTGGAACATCAGGTACAAGTCGTACTAGCGGCTCAAGTGGCACAGATGGTTCAAGCGGTCGTAATGGTTCTACTAGTGGTACAAGCGGTGTAAGTACAGGCATCACAAGCGGCACAAGTGGATCTGATGGTACAAGTGGCCGCAATGGTACAAGCGGCACAAGCGGCGCAAGTGGAACAACGAGTGGCGTAAACGGCGCTGATGGCACAAGTGGTCGTAATGGTACAAGTGGTACAAGCGGCTCAAGCGCTGGCGTTACAAGTGGCACAACTGGCGCGAGCGGCACAAGTGGTGTTAGTGGAACAAGCGGTGCAAGCGGTTCAAATGGAACTGCTGGTACAAGCGGTGCATCCAGCGGCACAAGCGGAACAAGCCGTACAAGCGGCGATAGCGGTTCTAATGGTTCTAGCGGCACAAGCGGCGCAACAAGTGGAACATCAGGCACAAGTCGTACTAGCGGCTCAAGTGGCACAGATGGTACAAGCGGTCGCAATGGTTCTACTAGTGGCACAAGCGGAGTAAGTACAGGAGTTACAAGTGGAACAAGCGGATCTGATGGTACAAGCGGTCGTAACGGTACAAGCGGTACAGCTGGTGTTAGTACGGGCGTCACAAGTGGAACAAGCGGCTCTAATGGAACTTCTGGTGTTAATGGCTCTGTAAGCGGCACAAGTGGCGTAAGTACGGGTGTCACAAGCGGTACAAGCGGCTCTAACGGAACAAGCGGTCGCAATGGCACAAGCGGCACAAGCGGCGCAAGCGGAACAACAAGTGGCGTAAATGGTGCAGACGGCACAAGCGGTCGTAACGGCACAAGTGGCACATCTGGTGTAAGCACAGGCGTTACAAGTGGCACAAGCGGTGCAAATGGTACGTCTGGTATAAATGGCGCTAGTGGAACAAGCGGCGTTAATGCAGCTTCTAGTGGCACTAGCGGTGCAAACGGCACAAGTGGCCGTAATGGCACAAGCGGCACATCTGGTGTAAGCGGCACCACAAACGGCACAAGCGGCGCTGATGGCACAAGTGGCCGCAATGGTACAAGCGGCACAAGCGGCGCAAGTGGCACTACAAACGGTACAAGTGGCGCGAGCGGCACAAGCGGCTTAAGCGGCTCTAATGGCTCTAGCGGCACAAGCGGCGCAACAAGTGGAACATCAGGCACAAGCCGTACAAGCGGCGCAAGCGGTTCAAATGGTACTAGTGGCGCAAATGGCGCTTCTAGCGGAACAACTGGAGCAAGCGGAACAAGCGGTGCTGGCGGTACAAACGGCACAAGCGGCGCTGGCGGCACAAGTGGAACAAGCACAATTGCAGTAAATGGAACAAGTGGATTGAGCATCAGTTTCAGCCCAGCTACCACAAACACCTTATCTAAATTTGGTTCTCCTGCATCAAACCTTGCTAATTCTACTGTAACTGACGATGGAACAACAGTTTCTATAAGCGCAAAGAATCTCAAAGTTGATGGTGGCGATATAGCTAACCTTCACCCATTCTTGTTCATGGGATCGTAATAGAAAAACTTACAACAAATCTTAAAATAGGATAAACTTATGGCTTTAACATATAAAGTTTTGGGAACAGCTTCAACAACAACAGGCGGTACTGCTCTTTATACAAATGCAACATCAGGTGGCGCTGTTGTATCTTCAATTATTGTTTCAAATTCAAGCACATCATCTAGAACTTTTGCAGTTCACGTTGTTCCTACTAGCGCAACTGCCGTAGCAAATCAATACTGCATTGCTTCTGGTACAACTGTACCAGCTAATGATTCTATTATTATGACTTTAGGCATTTCGTTGGCAAGCGGAAATTGTATTAAAGTTTCTGGTAGTACAACTGATGTTGGTTTTATTGCATTTGGCGCAGAAATATCATAATATGATATGCCATATAATTCATTTCAAAAATTATCTACTAGTAAACTATCTGGGGCAGATTCAATTCTACCATTTCAGCCTCATATTGTAAGTGGCACTTTAGGTCAAACATATGTTACAAGATCAGGTTTTAATAGAGTAACTCTTGGAGTTTATCCGTCAGGTGGCGCAGGAACAAGTCAACACACTGCATTAAAAGTTTATCGATCAACTGATGGAGGCAACAATTATTCTTACTACAGTGGAATAAATTTAGGAGCCTCAATTGGATACAATTTTACTGACTCAAATTTAACAACAGGAACAACGTATTTTTATCGATTTGGATTTTCCGGTTTAATAGGAGGAGTTTCTTACGAAACCACAGGATCAGGCTTTGGTATTTCAACTAAAACTCCAGTTATAGCTACTGGAGGAGACTATGTATATGGAGACGGTGAACTTTGGGC